TTAATAATATATTGGTATTAGCCCAATCAAAAATACTATAATAGCAATAATCAATACTTTCTTCCAGTTAATAGGTTTCCTTGGTGGTTCTTCTGCTCCGTCTTTGTTTTGCACGAACAGAATAAACCTTCTCGCAGTAACAAATAGCACAACGAGTATACATATCGTGGATACAATATGAAGAGTCAACCAAAGTGTGTTAAGCCTCCAGTATTCTTCGGTCAATATTGGTATGATAGATGTAATAAGCAAAACCAAAGACAAGATTTTTAATGGTATGTTATGTGGTTTCCTGATACAGAATTTTAACGATATCAGAGAACATAAAGTGGCAATTGCTACTCCAATATATAAATACCACCAGTACTCATCTATGATATATACAGAATATGGAATGCTTACACAAATAGGAATAAATAAAAGGTCTTCAATTCCTAGCAGCATCTTTCCCTTTGCTTTTTTTTGCTTTGGCTCTTTAATAGATTCTCTTTTCCCACAGCACAGAATAATGTAGTTCACAATGCTCCAAATCACAGAAGGAATTACTGACGGAATCGGTTCTTCCAAAGTGATGTCCTGGATGATTTTGACTATTATCCATGCTATAAAGCCGTAGGTAAGAGCAATCAGAAATGAATGCCCTTTAGATACTGCTCGTCTGAGTATTGCATACCTTAATAGAATGACCGGTGCCAGGAAAATCGGTGCAATGAATATAAAGTTAATAATATGTTCCATGCTTTTTCTCCTATAACATCTCAAATATTCCGAGATATGGTTCAAAATAAACAATATAGTTGTCTATGGTAGCATAAGGACTATACTTACTGCGGTACCGGTCAAGTGCTTCGTTCAAAAATTTCTCCGTCACTTCCAAATACTCTGCCATCTCATGCACCGTGGTGCATCCGTGTTTGTACGCATCAACAATACCACGCAGACCTATCAGCTTATCGTATCCCCACAATCTTGCAAGTTGTTCCTGCTTCTGATCCGTGACAGAATCCTGATTGCTGATGTCACCGGAAGAAGTATAATGATGTCCGAGTTCTTCTGCAAGTATACTATTCTTTTCTGCATTTGTATGAAGCTTACTGCTGAGTGCGACAGTATTGTCGCAGTATAATCCTTTAATTCTATCGGATTTAAAATGATATTCGACAACTTCTATACCGTCCTCGCAGGCCCCATTCACTAATCGTTCAAATGAATTCATGTGGCATTCCTCCCACTCTAGTATATGGTTTCAGATGTCCTAAATAACGGACACTATTTTCTTCTGTTTTTTACAAATTCTGCAAACTGCTTGATTTCTTCTAGTTCTTCTTCTGTGTATTCGTCACCATCAAAGTGCGCAGCCAAAGTGGTAGGTTTGGTATTGTACGTTTCGATTGGTCCCATAAGTTCACCAGGTGTTGTTCCTAGTACTTTAGCAAAGGCAATAATTTTACTTTGTGGCAGGTCAACTTCTCCTTTTTCTATTTTTGCAATAGATGACCGGCTAGTATATCCGGTGAGTCTTGCTAATTCGTCTTGTGACATTCCCTTTTCTTCTCTTAATTTTCTTATGTTTTTATATAGATTCAGCATAACACACCTCCTTTGTATAGTTATACTATAACACAAACGTGAAAAAAAATCAACATTTTTGCAAAAAAGTGTTGACAGACATTCACGGTGATGATATAGTAAGGGTGTGAATTAAATTCAACAAAAGAGAGGATGGTGTAAATGGCTAATTTAGAATTATTGTCGCAAAAGATTTCCGAATCCGGGATGACCATTGTAGCTATAGCAAAGAAAACCGGCATAACAAGGGAAACTCTGTATAACAAGATGAAAGGCTACGGTGAATTTAAAGCATCTGAAATCATGGGGTTGTCGAACGCTTTACATTTAACCATGAAGGAAAGAGATAGGATTTTTTTTGCCCAGGAGTGTGAATTAAATTCACACTAAGAAGAAAAGACAATGTGAATCACAATGCAGAAAAAGCTAAAACTCAGACAGGCCGTAATGCATAGGATATTAAGAAAGGAGTTATGTATGCCAAATATAATAGTCGAACATCCTATGCTTACAGAGGAAGAGAGAATGGCAAGGGAAGAGGAACTTAAGAATGCCATTAGAAATTTACTAAAGGAGAAAAAGGAAGATGAGGAAAATAGTCAGTGAAGTTGTCCAGTTATTAAGTTTTCTGTTTGTCCTCTGTGGACTCATCGTATGTATGTGTGAGGTATCAGATTTGGACAAGCAGATGATGACCATGGGAATAGGGTTCTGCATGATGCTTGTTGGTGCGATTCCATTATGGATTGCCAGTGCGAAGGGAGAGTATGAACAGTGATTGATAATTACGGACTTTATGAGATTCATGAAAGAGAGCAGGAGGAAGCCTTAAGAAACCTTCCAGTTTGTCATTGTTGCAAGCAGCGTATTCAGCAAGAGAGAGCAATCTGCATTGATGGCAAGTGGTTCTGCGAGGATGACGAGGACGAAGCTTGGGACCTCATCAGAAAAGATTATTTAGAGGATGTGGCATAAGGAGGAAGATATGAGAGTTAACGTGTTTGTACAGAGTGATACCACGGAAACAGGTAACCATTATGAGTTTTCAAGCATAACATCCGCAGGGGTATTCATGGAGTGTTGTGCAACAAGTGCAGTTGGGAATCGTGCATTCGTAGTTACATTTGATAACAAGGTAGAAATACCGGAATCAAGATTTTTTATGGAGGAAGAGTAAATGAAGAAATTGGCAGAAATTCAGACCAAGATTAAAGCACCAAAGAATCTGTATAACAGTTTTGGCAAGTATAAATACCGTAACGCAGAAGGCATTTGTGAGGCCGTTAAGCCTTACCTGGCAGAGCAGAATTGTACTTTAACCTTATCGGATGACATTATTGCGGTGGCAGACAGAATCTATGTGAAAGCTACGGCAACATTGATTGATAACGAGACCGGAGAGAGCATAAGTGTTTCGGCAATGGCAAGGGAAGCGGTAGAAAAGAAAGGAATGGATGAATCTCAGATTACCGGTACGGCTTCCTCCTACGCAAGAAAGTATGCATTAAACGGAATGTTCCTTTTGGATGACACCAAGGATGCAGACAGTGACGAGCATCACAATGAGGCAGAAGGCAAGAAGAAACGTGCCGAGGAAGAAGAGAAGCATGATAAGGAAGTAGCAGATATCAGTGCCATGAAGATTTCAAAAATCAAAGTGGATGCTTTAGCAGAGAAGGCTGTCGCAGATAATGTTCCATTAAAAAACATATTGACTTTGTATAAGGTCCCGGACATCGAATCCATGACAGAAAAGATGTATCGTAATTGCCTTGATAATTGGGAGAAGGTGAAGGAATGGAAAGCACCGGAAAATTAGTATCGGTCACAAGAGATATCGTCAGTAATAAGTTGAATGTCACATTTCAGATAGATGCTGATTGCATAGAAGAAGTAAGTAGAATCGCAGCTTTGGGTATTTTGGATATAAAAGCGGACAAGGTTAAGAGAAAGCGGTCACTGGATGCCAATGCTTATTTTCATGTTTTGGTAGGAAAGATTGCCGATGTTCAGCGGATCAGTAAACCGATGGCAAAGAATCTGCTTCTTGGAAGATACGGTCAGAGGGAAACAGATGAGTTTGGGAAACCACTTGTCATCTCCATACTGTCTGAAATAGAGATGTTGCAGAGAGAGGATATCCACCTGTTCCCGGTTGGACATGGAAGTGTCCAGGGGAAGGAATTTACGCACTACGCAGTAATCAGAGGAAGCCACACTTATGATTCTAAGGAAATGAGCATTCTGATTGACGGAACAATAGATGAAGCAAAGGGCATGGGAATTGAGACATTGCCGGAGGAAGAAATTAGGAGGATGGAAAGCCTATGGCAGCCAAGAAAAGCATCTTAACGAAGGACATGGGGCATTGCTACATATGCGGTATGTCGAATCCGCAGGTCCATCACATATTTTATGGGACGAGCAACAGAAAGAACAGTGAAAAGTATAAGTGTATTGTTCCTCTGTGTAGAGCGCATCACACAGATTCACCTACCGGTATCCATCACAATAAAACACTTGATACGCAGCTTAAGGAGTTTGCCCAGGAAGAGTTTGAGAAGTTACACGGACATGAGAAGTTCATGGAAGTGTTCGGAAAAAATTATCTATAAGGAGGAAATCATGAGCAGAAGGGAATTGATTGAAGCTTACGCAATGGAGCATGGAGAAGACGAAGCGTGTGTTATGGAAGAGTTTATGGATTACTTAAGCGAAATGGAGGAAGAAGAAAATGAATAGGGTAATTTTATTAGGAAGATTAACCAAAGATCCAAGTGTTACATATTCACAGGGTGCAGAGAGCATGGCTATCGCACGTTATACGCTTGCAGTTGACCGCAGAGGCAAGAAGGCAGAAGGACAGCAGAATGCTGATTTTATCAATTGCGTGGCATTTAAGGATAATGCGAAGTTTGCGGAGAAGTATTTGAGACAGGGAACAAAAATTGCGGTAGAAGGTCATATTCAGACCGGAAGCTATAAGAACAAGGACAATCAGACGGTATATACCACGGATGTTGTGATTGACTCTCAGGAATTTGCAGAATCCAAGAAAGATACACAGGAGAATGCACCTTCCGCACCTGTACCTAGTGCTTCCGATGACGGATTCATGAATGTGCCTGATGGATTGGATGAAGAACTTCCGTTTAACTAAGGAGGTAAGGCTATGGGTAAGGTAGAACATATTCCTACGCAGAATGAACGGATTCTTCAGTACTTAGCCGATTTCGGCAGTATCACACAGTTTGATGCAATGCTTGATTTAGGAATCATGAGACTTGCATCAAGAGTCTCTGACCTTAAGAGCATGGGTTATCCTATCGTGAGTGAGTTTGAAACAGTGCGGAACCGGTACGGAGAAAAGAGCAGAATTAAGCGGTATAGGATGGTGAAAGAATGAATGTCAAGTCACCGTGTGACCGTAGCTGCCCAAATAGAAGTATTACCTGTCACGGTGAGTGCAAGGACTACATAGAGTGGGCAAAGCGCAGAGCAGAGGTTCGTGCAGAGAGATATAAGCGTAGCAGAACCGAGGCAATGCTAAACGAAACCATAAGAAACGGCAGGAGGAATTGGGATGGCAGACGGTAATTACATCAAACTGAGCCGTAGGATGTTGGAATGGGAATGGTACACAAATATAAATACAAAGATTCTGTTTTTTCATTGTCTCTTAAAGGCAAACTGGAAAGACGGAAAATTCGAAGGCAAGGTTATAAAGAGAGGTTCTTTTGTCTCATCGATTTCTAAACTGGCACTTGAAACAGACCTTACACAGAGAGAAGTGAGAACTGCTCTTGAACATTTAAAGTCGACAGGCGAAGTGACAATCAAAACAAACAACAAATATAGCATAATTACAGTAAATAATTACTGTTTGTACCAAGCGGTTGACACGCAGAGTGACATTCAGAGTGACACGCAACCGACAGACAACCGATATTCTAACGACATTCTAACGACAACAATAGAAGAAAAGAAAGAAGGAAAGAAGGAAAGAAATAAAGATAAAAAAGAAGATACTAACGTATCCAAGAAAAAAGGACCTGCGGTCTATTTTGCTGATGAGAAGCTGAATCAGACATTCCTTGATTTCATTGAGATGCGGAAGTCTTTAAAGAAACCTATGTCGGACAGGGCAATCCGGATGATGATTACCAAGCTTGAGAAAATGTCGGTTCTGCCATTCAGTGACACCATGGATAACGATTATGCGGTACAGGTGCTTGAGAAATCAATACTTAAGAGTTGGACAGACATATGGCCACTTGATGATGAGAAGTCCCGGAAGAGAGACAGTGTAGCGGAGGTGGATAATTGGGCATGACAAGAGAAGAGTTTAAGTTAATAGCCAAGGGCATCAACGCTATCTATCCTGATGCCATAGGGAGTCAGGCATCCTTCGATATGTGGTATGCAGTGCTTCAGGACATGACCTACGAAATGGCAAGTGTTGCAACACAGAAATATATTGCAACAGGACATTTTGCTCCGAAACCTGCGGACATCCGTGAGTGTGCGAGATTCTTTCATGCAGAGCAGAATTTGAATGAGAACGAAGCGTGGTCACTGGTATCGGTTGCTCTGAAGAAAAGCACATATTATGCCCAGGAAGAGTTTGACAAGCTTCCGCCGGCAGTACAGAAAGCGGTTGGTTCTTCATCGCAGCTTCGTAGTTGGGCAATGGATGAAGACTTCAACGAAGGTGTGGCAAGCAGTAATTTCATGAAAGTGTACCGTCAGGTAGCAGAGAGGGAACGGCAGATAGATGTTCTTCCGCAAAGCATAAAAGACAGACTTGGTATGAATCCTACGGCAATGATTGAAGGAAAGGGGTAATCATGTCAACACAGTATACTTCAGTGTATGTCAGATGTCCATTCTACCGGAGAGAAGCAAGGAACGTAGTGAAATGCGAAGGCATTGTAGATAATAGCAGATTGGCAATGGAGTTTTCAAGCAACATCCAAAAGGCAGAGTGGAAGGAAATGATGTGCAACGATGGGTATACAGAGTGTCCGCTTTATAAAGTTATTATCGCAGAGCAGTATCCGGAGGAAAAAGGATGAGTAAATACAGAGCAAAGAAGATGGTAATCGATGGGATGACCTTTGATTCCAAAAAAGAAGGGTTGAGGTTCTTACAACTTAAGGAACTGGACCGGCAAGGCAAGATTAAGAATTTGCGGATGCAGGTTGAATATGAATTGATTCCGCTGCAGAAAGAGCCTGACACGGTAGGGCCAAGAGGTGGAGTTATCCGTGGAAGAGTGTATGAACATAAGGTTACCTACATAGCAGATTTTGTTTACGAAGAGAACGGAAAGACAGTGGTTGAGGATGTAAAGGGTATGAGGACGAGAGAGTACATCATCAAACGGAAGCTGATGCTATGGAGGCATGGAATCAAAATAAGAGAAATCTAGGAAGGAGTAAGAGGTTTGTCCGGACAATAAACTATAGTTTACTCCAAGCGAAGATGAACAAAAAACCAAAAAGATGTTGTTATCCGAACTGTTTTGAATGCCCTTATACGGATTGCAGGTATGACCGGTTGGAAGTTGAGGATTATACGGAGAGCAACAACAGAGATTATATTCTGCATGAAGCAGACACGGGAAAGAAACTGCATCATCAGAGTGATAAGGAATATCGGAATGCAAGAATTACGGCATATCAGCGAAGAAACCGCAGATATGTTGACAGGCACGAATATAACCAAAGGTATTACGCAGAGCATGGTGATGAAATCAAGCAGAAGATGCGTGATTCCTATGACACAAAGAAGAACACGAAAAAATGCCGGAAGTACAGAAAGGCAAATAGGGATAAGGTGGATTCCTATCAAAAATCCTATTATCTGCTTCACAGAGAAGAGAAGCTGCGGAAGGCAAGGGAAAGATACCAGGAAAGGAAAATGCAATGCGAATAGGATTGATTGATGTAGATGGTCATAATTATCCTAACCTCCCACTCATGAAATTATCGGCATGGCACAAACAAATGGGGGATACAGTGGAATGGTATGAACCTTTACTTAGTGGTCATATTGACAAGGTGTATATGAGTAAAGTGTTTTCTTTTTCTCCTGATTATCCATACCACATTGATGCAGATGAGGTTGTGAAGGGTGGCAGTGGTTACTGCATCGAATTGGTGGATGGAAAAGAGGTCTATTACAAGGAACGAGATGTCGACCTTCCGTATGAGATTGAGCATATCTATCCGGACTATTCGTTATACGGAATCACGGATACGGCATACGGATTTTTAACCAGAGGGTGTCCAAGAGGATGTTCATTCTGCCATGTGGAAGCAAAGGAAGGCAGGATATCACGGAAGGTTGCTGATTTGTCAGAGTTTTGGAACGGTCAAAAGCATATTGTGCTTTGTGATCCCAATATCCTTGGGTGCAAAGAATGGAAGGAATTGCTTTAGCAGCTTATTGACAGTAAAGCATGGGTGGATATCAATCAGGGTTTGGATATCCGACTTATGACAGAAGAAAAAGCTGAGATGATTAAGCAGATGAAGATTAAGGAATTGCATTTTGCATGGGACCGGTATGAGGACAAGGAAATGATTGTTCCTAAGTTCAAGATGTTTAAGGAAGTGACCGGCATAGATATACGGAAACTGGTGGTGTTTGTGCTTTGCAATTATGACACTACCTTGAAACAGGATTTGGAGAGAATCTATACGCTTCGGGAATTAGGGTATTGGGCATATGTGATGCTATATGACAAGGAACATATTCCAAAGGGGAGCGTTTATAAAAAATTGCAGAGATGGGTGAACAACAGATTTATCTTTGCAAAGTGTGAGAAATTTGAGGACTATTTAAAAATTCAATAAAAAGAAAGGAGTATGAGAAAACTTGTGCGCACAAAGAAGTATACTTCATATCTCCTTAGAGGATGGAACAGTACAATATATTCGATATGCTTTACGAAGATGTGCATATCGACAACAAAATCAGATTGATTGAATTATTTGGTGGTTATGGCAGCCAAGCAATGGCACTGGAGAGAATCGGTGCAGATTTTGAACATTACAGATTAGTGGAGTTTGATAAGTATGCCGTAGCATCCTACAATGCGGTGCATGGTACAAATTTCACAACAACAGATATCCGGGATGTACACGGTTTGGACCTTGGCATCACAGATACGGACAAGTATACATATCTTTTAACCTATTCCTTCCCATGCACTGATTTAAGCGTTGCCGGAAAGATGAAGGGAATGTCAAAGGGAAGCGGAACACGAAGCGGTTTGTTATGGGAGGTTGAGAGAATCCTTCAGGAAATCGTGGATGCAAAAGGGGAACTTCCTCAGATTTTGTTTATGGAGAATGTTCCGCAGGTAATTAGTGAGCAGAACATAAAGGATTTCCAGGATTGGAGAGATTTTTTAGAAAGCATCGGATATAAGTCGCATTATACGGAGATTTTGAATGCCAAGCATTATGGTGTGGCTCAGAACCGAGAAAGATGCTTCATGTTTTCCTTCCTTGGAGAAGTGAATTATAAGTTTCCGAATCCGATTCCTCTTACGAAAAAGATGAAGGATTACCTGGAAGATGAAGTGGATGAGAAGTATTACATAAATTCCGAAAAGGCACAAAAACTGATTGACACTCTGAAGGAAAATAATACAATTCCTCAGACAGACAGACAGACAGACAGACAGACAGACAGACAGACAGAGTCTGCGTTGACGGAACTGTCAATAATCCGGGGGAACGAGAGGTTGCAAACTGCATCAAGGCAAGATATGATGCCGGAATCAGCAATTTGCGTTCAGAAGGAAACATGGTCATTGAATACACGGATGATTGAAAAACCAATAGAAGTTGCTCATTCTGTATTGGCGAACAACTATAAAGGTTTGGGCAGTGGACAGATTATGAATAATGGAGTAATTGAATGGAAGCAAGAAGATTAGGAAATCTGTATGGCGAAGACAAGGGAACAGGGTATGCCGGGAATGTGTGGGATAAGAATTTTATCGCACCGACACTTATGACAATGCAGGGGGGGAACAGAGAACCGATGATTATTGAGGAAGTAAAGCAAATTGGTAGTTTGTCTGATAAAAAAACACAGAGCAGAACGGTTTATGACACGGATGCGGTATCACCTACATTGTGTAGTGGCATGGATCACGGTAATACAATGCCTTATATCTGTGAGCAATCCATTGTTGCCATGCGTGGCAGAAATCCTGAGAATCCGACAAGCAGAACTGCCGGTCTTCACACCGAGCAGAGGCTAGAACCAAATCAAGAAGGAATATGTAACACTATCACAACGGTACAAAAGGACAATATGGTTATGGAAACGGTAAGAATCAAACAGGCAACGGAACAAGGGTATGCTGAATGTAAAGTCGGTGGTGTGGCAGACTTTTCCTATCCTTCCAGTAAAACACGAAGAGGAAGGGTTCAGGAAGGAGGGGAGGTAAGTCCAACACTTACGGTAGAGGGAATCGGAGTGTGCCGGGTTGAAAAGGAAGAGAAGATATACCGCATCAGAAAACTCACACCAAGGGAATGCGGAAGACTAATGAGTGTTTCTGATTCCGACATAACGAAGATGGAGTCTGTAAACAGTAATACGCAGCTATACAAGCAATTTGGAAATTCGATAGTGGTGGATGTTATGGTAGCCATGTTTTCGAATTTGAATATTCAAGGATTACCACGATGGGAGGAAAGACAATGAAGTTATTAACGAGAAAACAGTATAAGGATGTAAAGAAATTTGACCACAAGCAGATGGAGGACTATATTCTTTCCATTTACACAGATGGATTCGAAGAAGGAGAGAGAAAGACCATTGCAGCCTTGGCAAAGGAAAGTCGGGAATCGGATTATGAAGAGATAAAAGAGAAGATTCTTGGCATCAAGGGAATCGGATCAGTGAAGGCAGAGCAGATTATCAGAGTATTGAAGGGAGAATAAAGATGACCGGAAACGAATATCAGGGATTAGCAGAGAGAACCATCGATAAAAACTTAAGTGTAGGAGAAAAGATATACCATTCCCTGCATGGTATGGCAAGTGAACTTGGAGAAATTCACTCTATCTATCAGAAGGCATATCAGGGCCATTCTATGGATGAAGAACATATTAAGAAAGAGACCGGTGATTTGCTCTGGTTTATAGCAGAGTTTTGCACTGCATACGGATGGCCCCTGGAGGATATCATGCAGATGAATATTGATAAGCTGAAGGCAAGATATCCGGAAGGATTTAATGCGGAGAAATCACTACATAGGGCAGAAGGTGACATCTAGTGACCGTTTATATGGAGGTAACAAGGGATGAATTTGAACTTCCGGTTGCGGTGGCAGATAGTTGGAAGGAACTTGCGATACTGCGGAAAATATCCATTAGTTCAATATACAGTATCGTGAGCCATTGTAAGATGCATGGATGGAAGTGCAGATACATCAAGGTAGAGATTGAGGATAATGAGGAATGATGGAAGAATACACCAGCGTAAAGCAATGTCTCGATTGCGGTTCGAAAACAGTGGTAATAGACAGCCGGGTAAGACCACATGGTGCAATATGGAGAAAACGTAAGTGTACCAAGTGTGGTTATAGTTTCAGCACACTTGAGATAGAAGAGTCCATGTTTAACGATTTTGAGTTACTGGACGAGATTAGAAACCTAAAGAAACAGGTAACAGAACTGAAAGGGAAACTTGCTGATATAAAAACCATATTGGAGGTAGAAACATGACACCATTTTGGGCATTTATTGTAGGAATGTTTTTTAGTGGCATTATGCTGAGTTTGTTATTTGGTTCATTTTGTTTAGATGCGGAGGAGGAAGCATACTGGCAAGGTTACTATGACGGACGTAACAGTAAAGATTGTCTTGAAGTAAATGAGGTGGATTTTGAATAACTTAAAAACAATATTGAATAAATACAAAGACCACATCCCGGTTGTTGCAATGGCAGAAATACTTGTGGCTATGGAAAGCAGATGCGAATGGAAACCACATGGGCAGTATGGTTGGATAATAGTTCCACCGCATGAGAATGGTTCAGCAAGAAATCGTGATGATTTGAAAAACAGACCGTGTTGTGCGGTGTGTGGAAAACGTATAAAGGTGGTGGAACATGAAGCAGATATTTGATTGGTTGAGAGTGCGGATAGAAAACAAGTGTAATTATGAGCCAGTAGATTATGACTATTGTGATATGGCTTGTAGTGGAGAGCAAGGATTTGTCGCAAGAGAAGATGTGTTAGATGCAATCAACGAAGCCGAAGCCAAGTGGGAAGCGGAAAACACATATCGTTGCAATGGAAATTACAATGACAATTACAAGAACGCTCTTAAAGTTTGCCCATACTGCGGAAAGCCTATAAAGATAAGTGAGGTAGAGTGATGGGAAGATTGATTGATGAAGATATTTTGGTAAAAAGAATTTATGAATATCGAAGCAATGCGATAGCCACGGAAGATGTTATTCATTCTATCAAAACTATGCCGACAGCCTACGATGTGGGAAAGGCAGAACGGCAGATAAAGGACTACTTCTGCAAGGTAATTGATGAGTGCGAGGGAAACGAAGTGCCACATGAGATATTGGCATACAACAAGGCTGTTTGCGAGATTGTCAGAAAGGGCGGGGTGGAGTAGATGGCAGAGAAACCGATAATAAAGCACTGTCGGAATTGCAAGTGGCATGGAAGTTATTGTGGCTATGAATGTTCCGTAAGATACAGATTTGTATATTTTCCAAGATTAAGAGCGTTAATTTGCAAATTCTACACACAGAAGGAGGAAAGAGTAGATGGCAGAGTTAATTGATAAGGGTGCGTTGGTTGAGTTGTTCGAAGATAAAATGTTTAATAGTGAAATCATGTGTCCAATCATTAAACTTGCAGATGTATTGGAAATTTTGGAAGAGCAGACACCCACAACCGAAGCAGAGATAAGGGCAAAGGCTATTGATGAATTTGCGGAACGATGTAAAGAGTTAGTAAAGCAGGGCGAGTTGTACGATTACGTTAGATGGTGTAATTGGAATAACAGTGTATTTAAGTGGTTTGATAGAGTGGCAGAGCAGTTAAAGGAGGAATGAGGAATGAACAGAGTTATGGGAATTAGTGTTATGGCTACGGAAATGAGAACCAAACACAAATTAGAAATAGAAGTTGAGTTTAAAGAACCATGTACACAGTATCAAGCACAGAATATAGTTTTAGATGCTCTTGGTGATTTGCTTTATGGCAAAGAGATAAAAACAGATAGCGAGGTGTGATTATGATTGAGCGTGGAAACTTAATAATCTATACCGCAGACGATGAAGAACCAAAGTGTGTTGAATGCGATTATTTTGTAGATGGTTTTGATTGTGACGGTTCATGCGGTGCAGAACATGGTTGGTATGGATATAACAGAACAGAGAGGTGCGAGCATGAAGAAATGTAATGATTGCGAGTATTTCAAGGTGCTTTATCCACCAATGGGAAAATACGATTCAGGACAAGCAAGGTGCGAAAAGTACAAATTGGTGGTGGATTATTTCAGCAAGCAGAAATTAAAAAAACTAACTTGTATTGAAGATGAGTTTGGAGGTAAGTGATGGCAGAATTTGAAAGTTGCATGAATTGCAAGCACGTAACAAAAAAAGAAACTGACTTTCCGTGTAATGAGTGCAAGCACGGAGTAAATGTAAAGGACCATTATAAACCACGGAGTAATGCAGACCGCATACGTTCTATGAGTGATGAAGAACTGGCAGAAAACAACGTAAGAGAAATATTTCACGATAGATGGCACTGTTCTGATTGGAGTTATTTTTCGAAGAAAGAAAATGCTATTCAACATGAGTTAGAGTGGCTTAAATCAGAAGCAAAGGAGTGAGGATATGAAGCGTTTAAGATGTTACATCAAAGCAATTCCACTATGGTTACGCACTGGGTTATTTGTACCGCACTTATACGAAGCAACCACAGAAGATGCTATCGTTATTGCTTCTGTAGACAGTTTCCGTATATCGGACAATTACAACCATGCTAACGATGAAGTGGTATTCAAAGATGCAGTAGTAGAACGGTGCAAGTGCGTGTTCTGTGGGCATGAAACATTATCGTGGTATGTGAGCAGGGAAGAAAAAGATAGAATGGAGAGATTCTGATTGGAAGAACAAAAGAGAATATTTGATGTAAATTGCATAACCTGCAGCAGATTCTTTGAATGCAATGGCAAGGTTCATAGTGAGCAGTTGTGTGTTAATTACGAAGAGAGGAAGGAAAAAGAGGTCAGACACAAAATGGATCAAGCTAATGTATTTGGTAAGATTTGAAGAAAAGGAATAGTGAAAGGTAAGCCGGAGTATAGAACTTCGGCTTTTCTTTATGTGGTGGGTTAGAAATAAAAAGGTTGAATGTTCTAAAATAAAATCGAAGGCCCGTGACCTATAAACACAGACAGGAAGTGAAATAAATGAAATACGATTATCCGACCATTGAAACTGAATACATGACATCGAGTGTCAGTATCGATGAATTGGCAAGAAGGCATGGAGTTCCGAAAGGTACACTTCATAAACACGCAAAAGTAAACGATTGGGCAAACAAAAGAGAAAAAAAGCAGACAGAATCGGTAGAAAAGAGCATTCAAGCGGTAGATGAGTGGACAGAAAGGATACGGACGGTAGCTATGAGTAAACTTGAAGCTGCATGGGAGTCTTTAGAACCGAATGACCGACAAGGGTTGAAGTACATGACCGGTGCCACAAAGGATTTAAAGGATTTGGGATTCATCCATAACAGTTTAGACCGGGAGGAACAGATGGCAAGGATAGCCAAACTCCGTAAGGACACGGAGGATGATGATAAGGATACCAGTATTACTGTGGTGATAGATGATGCACTGAAAAGGTTCAGTAAGTAGGTGGGAATATGGAATTAAAGATACAGGAACCACAACCAAAGCAGGAACTGTTCTTGTTGGCAGATACGAAGCACATTGGATTCGGTGGCAGCCGAGGGGGTGGAAAGAGTTGGAGCATCCGTACCAAGGCAAAGTTGCTTGCAGTGGAGTATCCGGGGATAAAAATTCTCATTGTCCGAAGGACTTATAAGGAACTGACAAACAACCACATCAATTTCCTTGTATCGGAACTTAAAGGAGTAGCCAGGTATAACAAGACAGACAAGATATTCACGTTTTACAACGGAAGCACCATTACCTTTGGTTATTGTAACGCAGACAACGATGTCCTTCAGTACCAGGGTGCGGAATATGACATTATCTTCCTAGACGAAGCAACACAATTGAAGGAAGAGTGGATAAAGAAGATTACTGCGTGCCTTCGTGGTGTCAATGAGTTCCCAAAGAGAATCTATTACACTATGAATCCGGGTGGTGAGTCCCACGCTTATATCAAAAGGCTGTTTATAGACAGGAAGTATGAAAAAGGAGAAGTCCCGGAAGAGTATACCTTCATAAAATCCCTTGTGACAGACAATATGGCACTCATGGAGTCTCAGCCGGATTACATCAAACAGTTGGAGGCACTGCCACCAAAACTGCGGAAAGCGTGGTTGGAAGGCAGATGGGACATCTTTGAGGGAGCATACTTTGAGGAATTCAGAGTAGAGCCTGATGAGATTGAATGTGAAAAACATGGCATCACGGCAGAACAGGCACTGGAAGAACACCGGTGGACTCATGTTGTTGAGCCGTTTGATATTCCAAAGGATTGGAAAATATACCGAAGCTATGACTTTGGTTATGGCAAACCACATTCCTTCGGATATTGGGCAGTGGACTATGATGGTGTTGCATACCGCATACTGGAAGCCTATGGATGTACTGACACACCGAATGAAGGTGTCAAGTGGACAGCAAAAGAACAGTTTACTTATGCAAGACAGTTAGAGGAACAGCACCCATGGCTTAAGGGTAAGAAGATAATTGGTGTTGCTGATCCGGCAATATGGGAAGGTTCACACGGAATATCGGTGGCAGAGGATGCAGAAAAGTGCGGAATCTACTTCGAAAAGGGCAACAACGAGCGCATAGCCGGGTGGATGCAGGTAAGAGAACGGCTAAAATTCGATGAAAACGGATATGCCATGATGTATTTCTTCAATACCTGCAAGGCAATTATCCGGTGTATGCCGTTAATGATGTTTGATGAGCATAAAGTAGAAGACCTTAACACGGATTTGGAAGACCATTGTCTCGATGAGACGAGGTATTTCTGCATGATGCGACCAATAGCACCTAGAAATATTGAGACAAAGCAGAAACCTATGCACGATCCGTTGAATCAGTTTGAGGAAGAGCATGGAAAATACAGTAAATACAATGCGATTAAGTATAGAAAGGGGTAAACGATGGCTGAAATAAGAAAAATGCCACCACAGGGGCAGAAGAGACCGTTTCCAAAGATGGGAATGCAGAATCCTGTGGACACACAACAGTTGGAACTGAGACAGAGAGCAATGGCTGAGATGGAAATGCTTGAAAAGAATCAGATTGCCAAGGAATTAAGTGCCATGCAGCCAAAAAAGATTGGTGCTGACCAGATTCGGAAGGCATCGGAGATTCTGAGAAAGTACAAGGAAGGCAAGGCAAGACTTGAACAGAAGATTGTGGCAAACGAAGAGTTTTGGAAGCTGAGACAGTGGAATTATATGAATGACGGAAAGAAGGACTTTAAGCCGGCAACACCATGGCTTTGGACTTGCATTCAGAGCAGATATTCCGATGTCATGGACTCCTATCCGACCTGCAATGTCATGCCAAGACAGATGGATGACAAGGGGGAAGCAAAGAAGCTTTCTTCCATCATTCCGGTAGTATTGGAGCAGAACCGGTACGAAGAAACCTATTCGGATGTCGCATGGTACACCTTAAAGCATGGTGGTGGTGTCCAGGGTATCTTTTGGGATTCCACTAAACACAACGGTTTGGGTGATATTTCGATTAAAAAGATAGATTTCATCAATTTATTTTGGGAACCGGGCATTACAAACATACAGGAATCCACGCATTTGTTCCACACGGCACTTGTTAGTAATGATTTGTTGAAACAGAGGTATCCTCAGTGCGAAAATCACCTTGGAGCAGGCACTGTGACGCTTGCGAAGTACTTATACGATGACAACGTGGATGTATCCGACAAGAGTGTAGTGGTGGATTGGTATTATCATACCGAATACAACGGAAAGCGTGTGCTTCAGTACTGCAAGTTCGTCAATGATGTAGTGTTGTATGCGACAGAAAACGAGACAGAGGTCCCAACACAGATGCAGATGGATCAGCAGACCGGTGTTCCGCTTGAGATTCCAACCGGGGAAGCCATTGCAACAAGAGGTCTGTATGACCATGGTCTGTATCCTTTTGTGGTTCAGCCATTGTATCCGATTGAAGGAAGTATCTGCGGTTACGGTCTTACTGATATCGGCAGAGACACACAGATTCAGATTGATTTGATGAACAAGGCAGTGGTGGATAACACGATTGAAGGTGCGAAACCAAGATATTTTGTAAGAAATGATGGTGGCATCAACGAAGAAGAGTTTGCCGACTTCACACGTTCCCTTGTTCATGTAGAAGGAAGCCTTGAAGAGACCAACCTTCGTGCCATTGACACAAAACGGTTGGATGGTGTCTATGTAAATATGCTCCAGGCAAAGATTGATGAGTTGAAGTACTGTACATCCAATCAGGACAGTAACAACGGTGTAGCACCAAGCGGTGTCACTGCAGCATCTGCCATTGCAGCATTGCAGGAAACTGCCGGAAAGAATGCACGTTCTTCCAATAAGACCTTCCACAGAGCATACAGAGAGGTTATCTATCAGGTAATCGAGTTAATCAGACAGTTTTACGATATGCCAAGAACCTTCCGTATTGCACCGGATTCTGCCGGAGAGGAACAGTATGTGCAGTACAGTAATCAGAGAATTAAGCCACAGGCACAGACGATGATGGGGCAGAACATGGGATACCGTCTTCCTGAGTTTGATGTAGAGGTTACAACAGAGAAAGCAAATCCATACAAGAAGATGGAGATGAATGAACTGGCACTTAACTTCTACGGCCAGGGATTCTTTAATCCGGAGATGGCTGACCAGGCACTTGCCTGCCTTGAGATGATGAATTTCGACCACAAGGATGAAATCGTTCAGAGAATCAGCCAAAATCAGACACTTCAGCAGATGCTCGTCCAGTATCAGCAGATTGCGCTTCAGTTGGCACAGAAGGTTGATCCGATGCTTGCGGAACAGTTGGCAATGCAGATTATGGGTGGACAAGGTAGTCAGCCACTTCCGCAGGGTGGTGAAATGATTAGCCTTGAGGAAGAAGAACATCCGTATGTGGAACAGGCAAGAAACCAGGCAAGGGCATCCACACAGGCAGATTAAGGAGGAATTATGGTCGAGATTACCTATAGTCCATCCGAGTTTACCGTAGACATTAAAGGACACGCAGAATACGCAGAGAAAGGCAAGGATATTGTCTGCTCTGCGGTATCCTGTTTGTTCCTTACCTTGGCAGAAACCTTGGAAAAATCAAAGGAGTGTCTGCTTAAGTATGAGATAAACACCGGGAAGGGACACATAAAAGCAGTGCCATCGGCACTTTACAAAAGCACGATTCAAAGAACATTTTTTACGATAGAGACAGGGTTTGCCCTTCTTGCAGAAAATTATCCCGAAAATGTTGCGTTTTACAAAAAGTAGTGGGTTAGAAATTTTAAAAATAAATCTGTAAGATAGAAGTATAAAGGCTCGTATCCTTAACTACAGACTAAAAAAAGGAGACATTTCTATGTCCGAATTATTCAAATACAATCTGCAGCTTTTCGCTGAAGGTGGCGAAGGTGGTGGAGATGCAGATGGTGCATCCGGAGAAGCAATACCAGACTCTGTCCCGGAGAGAGCAAGGGAAACCTACAAAAAGGCAATGGCAAAGCACAGACCTTTGGAAGCCAAGGCAGAGGTTTCTAATACCACGGCAAAGCCTAGTTATGCTGACTTGATTAAGTCAGATGATTACAAGGCAGAGCATCAGGCTTACATGGAGAAAACGATTGGTGATAGGCTCAAGAAGTACAAGGGAGTAGAAGAACAGAATGTTCAGATGCGTAATGCGCTTGAAACAGTGGCCAACAAGTATGGCATTAACGCACAGGATGAAAATTTTCTTCAGGCCCTGGCTCAAAAGATTGAGGAAGATGATTCCTATTATGAAGAGTATGCTATCAAACACAATATGACTCCACAGGAAGCAAGGAAGCTTGTCACTTTGGAGAGAAAAGTGCAACGCATCGATGCGCAGAGGGAAGAAGACGAAAAGCAGGCAAGAGTGCATCAGCACATGGTTACACTGCATCAGAACGCAGAAAAGACCAAGGCACGTTTTCCGGAATTTGACCTTGACACTGAGATGCAGGATGAGAAGTTCCGCAGACTCTGTATCGCAAACAATGGTGATACAACGGCAGCCTACATGGCCTGTCATTGGGACAGAATCATTCCGAACACAGTAAATATGGCAACAAGACAGGCACAGGCTCAGACAGTGCAGAGTATTGCAAGTGGTAAGAACAGACCACAGGAGAATGGCTTGTCCAGTACCGCATCTTCCGTAGTGACAGAAGACTTTTCCAAGATGTCCCTTAAGGAATTAAGGGCATACGCAGAAGAACAACGCAGAAAAGCCAAAGGGAGATAAATGAATACTCCCTGGGCACTAAGAAGGGAGAAAAAATATGAATAAGTTTGATTTACAGTTATTTGCATGGGCTGAAGGTCAGCCGGGTACTGCTACTACTCAGCCAATCAATGTTACCACTCAGAGTTCCATGAGTCCTACCATGAAGACATTCTACGATACTTCTTTATTGGAGAATGCCCGTGAGCAGATGATTTTCACTCAGTTTGGTAAGAAGCAGCCATTAAAGGGCAACAAGGTTGAATGGAGAAAGTTCAATACTTTCGCAAAGGCTTTAACTCCTTTAACAGAAGGTGTTATTCCTACCGGCAAGTCCTTCGGCATGACAAATATCGAAGCAACCACCACCCAGCATGGTGATTACACCGCAGTATCCGACAGACTTGAGTTAGAGTCCTACGATGATGTAATCTACGGTGCTACCGAGGAAATGGGTGCTGCAGAAGGCGAAACCTACGATACCTTAACAAGAAACATCATCATCGGTGGCAATTCCGTATTATACGCAGGAGCAAACACTTCCAGAACTACCATTACCAATGCAGATGTGCTTACACCGGCATTAGTAAGCAAGGCAGCTACATGGCTGAAGAAGAACAAAGCACCGAAGTATGACGGTTACTATGTTGCAATCATCCATCCTTCTGTAGCAGAAGACTTAAGAGCAACAGAAGAGTGGAAAGAATTCCACAAGTACAACGATGTTGAACCTATTTTCAAGGGTGAAATCGGCACTCTTCACGGTGTACGTTTCGTAGAATCCAACAATGCAAAGATTTGGGGCAAGGATACCGCAGGTGCTGCAAACGCAGTTTACGCAACACTGTTCCTTGGCAAAGATGCATTCGGTGTGCTTGATCCACAGCATGAAGGCATGGAAATGATTGTTAAGGGCCGTGGAGAAATCGGTGGACCGTTAGAGCAGTTTAGTACTATCGGCTATAAGTTCTGCCATGGTGCAAAGATTCTCTACCAGGAAAGATTACTCCGAGTAGAGTCCGGTTCCTCCTACGGTGGTGTAGACGAAGAGAACTAATAAAAAGATGTGCATAGGTAGGTTTCGCCAACCTACCTATTAGCACTTGAAAGGAGAAATTGGCATGGCAACAACTACAAAGAAAGAATCTGAATCCAAGAAGATTCAGGTGAGACTTCCAAGAAATCCCGGACAGAATGCAAATCAGGACGAGTTTTTCTCTGTAAACGGCAAAAATTACATCATTAAGAGAGGGGAATATGTAGATATCCCTGTGGAACTGTATGAGGTAATCGTAAACGGTGAAAAAGCGGAGGAAGCTGCATTCAAGTTTGCGGAAGAACAGGCAGTAAGAGAACCGAGTAAGTAAGAAAGGAAAGGGAAGTGACTTAAGTGTTGCTTCCCTTTTTTGGAAAGGAGAAACCGCATGACAATTCTTGATTGCATTACAAGAGTGGATACCATCAAACCAAATGCATATCCACCGGAAGAAAAGGTGAGATGGCTTTCTTACCTTGATGCGAGTATTAAAGCACAGATATTTGATATCCACGAAGAAAAAGTGGATGAGACTCCGGATGCAGAAGCGGAAGTTCCGGAGGAAGCCGTAACAGAGGTTGAAGAAGAAAGCACAAAGGGAAACCTCCCTTATTCATGTGATAGATTGGATGACGAATTGCTTGTACCATTCCCTTATGATGAACTGTATGTGACTTATCTTAAGGCAAAGATTGATGAGGAGAACGGTGAGAGCGCAAGATACAACAACACGGCATCTTCTTTTAACGCACAGCTTAGTGATTTTGCCAAGGCATACCACAGAGAACATATGCCAAAGAAGAATGTCACACTGACTTATGTATAGGAGGTAGGCTATGTATTTTGCACAACACGGTGAAATACCAAAAACAAAAGATGTACGGACTACCTTTGGTGGATATAACCACAGACTATCCTGCCAGGACGGAGAGTTTTTCGATATGAAGAACATTACAACGGCATATTATCCGATGCTGTCTCCACGCAATAAGCGTAGCGTTTGCAGACAGTTTGCAAATCCGAATATGCTGACAGATAAGGATGGTCTTGTTTGGTTTGATAATGGTGTATTGTATGTTGACGGAGAAGAAACAAGTATCAAAGTGTTGCCAACACTTAATTTCAATCATGTAAAAATGGGCTCCAGATTGGTATTCGGAAACGCTACCTGGACGATAGATATGGAAACATTGAAGTATGACAGCCTTGTAAATACCTATTATTGGGGTGGCACAAGAAACATTTTACCAATGTCAGACTTTAGCAAGATGTACGAATATAGAAACGCTTCATGGTACGAAGACGGATTTGAACCTAAAGATGGGGACTATGCCATATTTGAAGAAAACGGCAAACAAATCATGAAGCGGTGGAACGAATCCTCTAAAACGTGGAATGTTGTCACCGGTAATTATGTATATATTGACATAAACAATGGCAATACACTAGATGGACCGTTTTTTGAGATTGGACAGACAATAAAAATAACAGTGGACAATTCAAAGAATGACTTTGCACCTGTTATGGAATTATTCCCTATCAATGAAGGAAACGGTAAATACTCCGTTACAACAACGGTAGTCAATACTTTTGCTAATGAGGACGGTGTCTCTGTGGATTGGACAACAGGGGAAAAATCAATTCCCTACAACGGAATAGTTATAGAGGGTTCGGTCAACGAATGCTTGTTGTTTGGAACAGCGCAAGTATCTAATTCTATAATGATTGAACCAGAAAGAGTAATGCCGGAATTTATTACCGAGTGCAACAACAGACTATGGGGATGTTCCGAGGATGGGCATGAAATATATGCCACGGCACTTGGCAGTTGGAACAGGTGGCAGGCATTCGAAGGAATTGCGACAGATTCTTATGCAGTGACCATTGGTTCGGATGGGAAATTCACCGGTTCTGTAACATACAATGGAAATCCTATTTTTTTCAAGGAAAACTCCATGATTAAGGTTACAGTATCTGCCACAGGAGCGCACCAAGTTAAGGAAATTGCGTGTCCTGGAGTGCAAAACGGATCACACAACAGTATTTGCATTATCAATGGTGTTCTGTATTACAAGGGTGTGGAAGGTGTCTATGCTTACGATGGAAGTTTACCTGTTTTGATATCTTCTTCTCTTGGCGAGGTCAGGTATTTTGATGCTTCAGCCGGCACGATATTAGACAGATATTATATCAGCATGAAAGACGGAAACGGCAAGGCTCATCTGTTTGTGTATGACACAAGTAGTGGAATGTGGGCAAAGGAAGACAATACAGATGTAATGATGTTCTGTAGAAGCAAAGATGATTTGTACTACATTGACCGGGCAGACAATAAGCTGAAGTCAGTTCGTGGAACACTTCCTTATGAGGGAGGTGCGGAAGAGGATTCCTTTGATTGGTTTGCAGAGAGTGGAAACATCGGATTCCATCTGCCGGACAAGAAGTATCTGTCAAAGCTTCAAATGAGACTTTCTATGGATATCGGAACAAATGCAAGCGTTTTTGTACAGTATGATTCCTCCGGGAACTGGGAGCATATCTGCAATTTAAGCGGAACCGGCACAAGAAGTTTTACAATACCGATTATTCCAAGACGATGCGACCATTTTAAATACATGATTGCAGGTCGTGGTGGGTGCAAGGTATTCTCTGTGACAAAAACTATTGAGGAAGGAAGTGATTCCTAATGGTGCAGCTTGAAAGAATCGGTCTTTTGGGGGCTGATTCGAAAGAACAGCTTCAGGAAACAAGACGGTATCTGTATAGAGTCATAGAACAGATAGAAGATGAATTGAATAAGCCCAGTTCTTCGCCCACCACAAGCGGAGGTGTATCACTGGAGGGGATAGAAGAGTATGTTCAGAACATGGTGAATCGTGCAATGGAGAATTATGCAACGAAAACTTATGTAACCGAAGTAATACCGAAATTGGTTGATTTAAGCGAATACGCAACGGAGGATTTTGTAAACAGTGCGGTTGATGATTTGAATTCAGTTATTGGCAGTACAGACATTTCGGAGATTGGAGATGGAACTATTACCGGTGCAATAGCGAAGCTTGAGTCAGCAATAGATAGTTCGGTAAGTGAAACAGAGGAGGCACTTGCAAATCTTCCGGATACTTATGAGTATTTGTATCGTGGTGGAAGCTTTTATTCAATTGGAGGACTTTCGGTGAATGTGACCGGTGGTGGTGCTGAATATGTGTTTAAACCAAATCACATTGTTCTGCATACTCCTGCAAGTACTGATGCTTCGTATGTTGGGCTTTTGGCGAACAATACGTTTGACAACTTATCCTCATACACCAAAATAGGCATTTTGTACGAATATGTAGGACCTACCGGCTTGAGCCTGCCAAACGGATTTGGACCTTGTCTTGGATTTGCAGATTCAAATGGTTATTACTCTAGTGAAGGTGGTCAGGTTACATTAAATACCGCTTCAGTAAAAACAACTAAAACGGAGTATTTGAATATCAAGCATAATTCCGGATACACTCGTTTGTCGGTGCAGTTATGGCAATCAGACAATACAAAGAATCAAGAACACACATGGAAGATATATGCAATCTGGTTAGAATAAAAAGGAGGTAGAAAATGAAAAAGCTAAACCTACAGTTATTTGCATTAAAACTGAACACAGGCACATCTATTGTGGATTATTTGAAAAGTCAGGGACAGGACTCTTCCTATAATAATCGCAAGAAACTGGCCTCGCAGTATGGTATCAGCAATTATACCGGTACGGCAGACCAAAACACTAAGCTTTTGCAGATGATGCAGAATGCAAGTGCAGCTAAAACAACAAAGAGCAATTCTTCTGCCGGAACGACATCTGCCGGGGCTGTGGCATCAAAAGTGGCAAATAGCACAGCAAATACACCTGTGACTACGAGTTCTTCTGCGAACGAGACACCAAAGGCAACATCAAAAGGAACTACAGAGTCAGCAAGCAGTGTGGTGCAGGCAGCAAGTAATGTCCTTGCAGAAAAGAGCAATGCGAATACATTGTCTGCAAGTACTACCACAGGAACAACCGGAGGTTCAATTACACCGGAAGCAGCACAGAACATTGCAAACCTTATTTCTCAGGGAAAGGTAAAAATCGAAAATATTCCGGAGCAATTCCATAGTGAAATCCTTGGGTATATTGATTCCGGAGAAAAAAGCGGTTCGACAGTTACACCGACTCAAGCACCAACATATAAGCCTGCGCAGACACAGACTCCTAAGTTTGAGCAGACTCAGCTTCCAACCTACAATGGTACGCAGAGACCGGCACAGAGTGCAACATCCATGAGTGATAGACTCGGTGTGGACACGTTGGGCAAGCTTAATTCGCAGTTTCAGGTATCACAGGCATACACGGATGCCATGAATTACACGAATCAGTTGCTTCAGCAGTTGGGAACCGGTAAAACTTCTTATTCCGACCAATTAAGTCAGATAATGAGTGACTATGCGAACCGGGAAAAGTTTTCCTATGATATGAATACTGATCCGCTTTTCCAACAGGCATTATCTTCTGCTATGGCAAGTGGAAAAACGGCAATGTCTGATACCATGGGACAGGCCGCAGCCCTAACCGGAGGTTATGGTTCTTCTTATGCAACGAATGTAGGAGCAAATGCCTATAATAAGTATATCCAGGAGGCATATGACCAGTTACCGCAGTATTATCAGATGGCACTGGATGCTTACAACATGGAAGGTGATTCCATGCTGAATCAGTTTAATATGTATTCCCAGGCAGATGCAAATGAGTATGACAGATTGATGAATGCCTACAACGCAAACTTCAATAATGCTCAGACGATGTACGGCAACGAATACCAGGCATGGGCTGACAGTGTAAATAATGCATTTAACTATGCTCAGATGCAGAACAGTGATTACTGGAATCAGATGAACTATGACGAAGGAGTAAGACAGTATGAGCAAAACTTTGATTATCAGAAGTACTTAGACCAGGTTCAGCAGAGTCAGTGGCAGAACGAATTCAATTATGGTATGTTCCGTGATGAGGTGGCTGATAATAAGTGGAATACAGAGTTTGAATATAAGGATTACCTTACTCAGCTTGACCAGTACAATAAAGACCGTGATTATGCTACCGGCAGAGAAGACACTCAGTGGGAGCATAACTTCACACAATCCGAAGCTGACAGAAATCAGGGCAATATTGACCGTGAGTTTGAAGCAGACCGGAGTGATACGGAATGGGAGCAGAACTACAAAGAGGATGTTTTTGCTGAAGAAAAAGAAAACACCGATTGGGAGCAGAGTTACAAGGACAAGGTATATGAGGCAGACAGAGAAGACACTAAGTGGGAGCAGGACTATAAGACAGATGTCTTTGAAGAAGAAAAAGCAAACACCGATTGGGAACAGAAGTATAAAGAGGATGTCTTCGAAGAAGAAAAGGCTCAGAATGCTGCGGACAATCAGTACAGAAATGATGCACTTGCACAGGATGATAAGCATTTTAATGCTGAGATGGACTTAAGTGAGAGAAAGTTTGAAGAGGACATCAGACAGTTCAACGAGACATTGGTAGAAAATGCAAGACAGTTTGACGAAGGCATGAATTTAAAGATTCAGGCTGCACAGGCAGAATCCGAAGCTTCGATGGCAGAAGAAGGAGCAGACTTTAAAGTTCCAAAGGAAAGTATGTATTCCGATGCTCTGACCATGGCATTGTCCGGTGGTGCCGGGGAACTGGTACGTTACCTTCAGACCATTCCGGAGTACGATGTCGGCTCTATCATTGATTATGTAAAGAGTTCCCTTACCTTCACAAAGACCAAGGAAACCATCAACGTCTTATGGGGAGTAGACAACAATGATGTGGTGACAGACCAGTATGGAACATCTTACAAACTGTCTGCCCTGAAAGAGAAGTATGGCTTAACTAAGGCACAGTTAAAGAAGTTCAACGAAATAGGTGAAGGCGAAGAATACTGCTTCGTAGAAGGATTGGATGAAGTTTTGGCAGGTTTGTATGAATAACAGGAGGGGCTTATGGCATTATCATCTTTAGAGTATTACTACAAAAAGAAAAACGGCAAATTGGCAGAGGACAAGGAGGACTCTGCCAATACCACTACAAAACGCAAATCTTCCCTTGAGAGTTATTATGAGAAGAATTTGGTTGACAGAATTGGGCTTGATACCTTTGAAAGTGATTTGACAAGAGCAAATGAAACCTTAAATTCCATCACCGGAGGATGGCAATCTGCGGATTATCTTACTTCCTCAAGACCGGAACTGGAATCCATGCTTAACCGTAGCAAGGCATATAAGTCTTATGCGAACAGAAATGCAACCGGGGACATGACGGAGTTTAATAAGAGCATCGATTCTCTTATTTCTACCTATGAAAATGTACTGAGTGAGTATGACAACATCGCAAATTATTACGGTGGCTTTAAAAATGCAGATGCATATACTAATTATCAGAAGGTACAGGAAGAGAAGGAAAAGGAAGCACAGAAGTCGGCTTTTGATGAGTACAGACATCTTCTTGAAGATTCGGAGTTCATGAGCAAAGCCACATACGATGATGCAGTAGGTGGCAATTCTACTCTGAATTTTATCAAGGGAAAACTGTATGACGGCCTTACCGGAAAGAAAACAGACGATTATGTTGCTTCTGTGGTAAAGAACAATAATGCTGACGGATTTTTTAGCAAAATCGACCAGGCAGTACAATCCACCTTCCCTAACGAGCATACACACCTTCAGTATCTTACTGATGAGGAAGAACAGGTGTATTACGGTTTATTGGCAAGGGATGGCTCCGGTAGTGCAAATGAGTTCCTTGAGAAGATGAAACCGGAGTTAAACAAGCGAATGACCAATGCCGAGATGGGCAGAGCAGAAGAACTTGCACAGAAAAATGGTGTTCTTGGTTTGGCAGCTTCCATTGGCTCTTTGGGTTCTAACTTAATCGGTGGTGTTATGTCCACAGCAAGTGATGTATCAAACTACATCAAAGGCGAAGATGTGGATGCCAATGACTATTTACACCTTTACTCTAACAGAGGTCAGGCATATCAGAATGCGGTATCCGGCAAAATTTCAGAAAATCATGGAAATGTTGCCTCCTTCCTCTATGACACTGCAATATCTATTGGAAACACTGCTGTCAACGCACTTTCCCTTGGTGGCACCGGTGCCATGGTAAACATGGGTATGCAAGCGTATGCATCCAAGGCAAAAGAGATGCAGGACATGGGTGCAAGTGATACGGAAATCATTTTGACAGGTGCATTAGCCGGTGGAATTGAAGCACTTACTGAAAAAGTATCTTTAGGCAATCTGTTAAAGCCGAAGGGAGTTACCTCTATTAAGTCTCTTATTAAAGAAACCGCAAAACAGATGGGTATTGAAGCATCGGAAGAATGGGTATCTGAGGTTCTTAACCAGGCAGTGGATGTGCTTAATGGCTTTGTTTTGAATGGAACTTCTTCCATCAAGGCAGATTATGAGGATTATCTGCTCAGAGGATACACAGAAGAGGAAGCAAGAAATGAAGTGGGCAGGGAAGCGTTAACAGAACAGCTTATGTCTGCCATTGGTGGTGCAATCAGTGGTGGTGTCATGGGTGGCATCTCGTCCGGTATGGAGTATGGTGACAACAGAAACATTGGCAGTTTCGTCACATCCAACAACAGAGTGGAAGACCTTGCCTCTCTTGCATCCCAGGTGGGTGAGATTGACGGAATAAATTATGGCGAAGTGCTTGCGGACAATCCTAATAAGGCTACTATCGGCAATGCGTATAAGCAGGTGGCTGAAAAGGTCAATACAGATACGGCAAGTACGATTGAGGCAGAAACAAAGGAGCAGATTACAAGAAGACTTGTGGAAATGGGCGAAGGCAGTGATTCTGCAATGGCAATTTCCGATGCTATCATTGCGAAGCAGAAAGGAACTGCCACCAAGGCACAGCAGAAACTGCTTAATGAATCCGGTAATGCTGCGGATGTGATGAAAGATATCCGTGAGGGTGCTGATTGGACACAGAGAACAACAGATGCCACAAGAAGTGCCATGGATTTGAGGGATAACCTTCAGAGAATCAAGGTCAAAAAATCTGATTCTGTGGTGGATGCACAAGAGAATATGAAGAACATGAATGTTTCCGATGATACCACAGACATCGAGACCGGAAAACACATCGATTTGGAAGGTGCGAGATTTGCTGAAAACGGAGACATCATCCTTCAGACATCTGAAGGCGAAAGAAGTATTTCTGAAGTGACACTGACAAGCAATAATGCCATGGTGGTAAGTATAGCACAGGACATGACCGATAAGCAGGAGTCTGACTTGTTTATTTCCCTTTATGACGGCAAGCAGAACGTGGAAGATTATAAGGATTCCTTTGAACTTGCATGGGCCTATGGTAAGGATGGTTTTGGTTCGGAAAGCGTTCTGTCCCATCTTGGAAACCTGACACCTACCCAAGCGAATGTGATTTATTCCACGGCCATGATGTCTGAGGTTGGAAGAAAACATAGCAAGCTTAACCTTATTAAGAACCAGTATAAGGAATTTAAGTCAGAAGGACACTACGATGATTCTATTATCGACTATACCGGTACAGATTCCTCCAAGGTAAACTTTGACAGTTTAAAGGATAATCAGAAGCAGAACCTTATTGCAGCCAAGGTTGTGGCAAAGGAATTTGGAATAGACGTAAAGCTTTTCTCCTCCCGCCATGGTGAAGAAAAGTCAAACGGATATTATGATCCGAAGGAAAATGCCATTTACATTGATGTATACGCAGAGCAGAGGGGTGGTTCTTTGCATAACGGTATTATGACCGCAATGTCCCATGAACTTACTCACTGGATGAAGGAAAAGAGTCCGAAGCTTTATGCAGAGATGCGTGAACTTGTCATGAATAATCTGTCCAAATACAGTGGTCTTTCCGGTACAACACTTGTCGCAGCAGAAGTAAACAGAATGAATGACCGTCATGGCAATGGAACAACAGAAGGTGCGATTGACGAATACATTGCAAGAGCCTGCGAGGATATGCTGTCCAATTCCAAGACATTTAAGAATGCCCTTGAGAATATGTCTGAAGAGACAAGAAACAGCTTCGTAGACAAGGTTAAAGTGATGCTTTCCAAGATTAAGGAAGCTATCTCTGAACTTCTTGGACGGTTTGATTCCAAATCTGCTGAAGCAGTAGCACTCCGTGAGATGGACGGTGTTGTAGACCAGTTGGCAGAGTTATGGGATAACGCACTTCAGGAAGCAATAGAAGTCAATCATGCAATGGGAGCATCCCGGAATGATATGTCCACACAGATGGCAGCATCCGATAAGGAGGCACTTGCCAACGTGGGTGTGGATGTGAACATGGAATCTGAGTCTGCATATCCTATGTTTAGTGAAAAGACATGGAGAGAGTCTGAATATGTCCAGGATGCGGAGAAGGCAGCAAAGGCACTTGCAAGGTCACTTAATGTATCGAAAAAGAAGGCATTGGAGTATATCAATAATATCAATGGTATTGCAAAAGCTGTTGCGGATGATAGAGAAAGACTTGACTATAAAGCAAGTGGTGGCAGTGCAATAGTAAGTAACGCAGAGTATGGTGCATCCATTGACTTCTCTACCATCTGTACCAAGAGAAGGCTATATACCGGAACCATTCAGGAAATTCAGAGACAAATGAAGAACACTGTGCTTACGGCAGAAGACTATCTGAAGATTCGCAACATGATGCTTGCCGAGAAGCTACAAGCAACGTGCGGATTCTGTTATGTAGAAGGCTCAAGAATGAAGATGGGTGTTTATCTGAATGAGTTTATTAAACGATATGCCAAGACGAATCCGGAGTATGTCCCTAATATGTACGATGTAAATACACCAGACGGTCTTGAGAAACTTAGGGTTCAGCATCCTGAAGCATACGAGGCATATGACCACTTCATGAATAACCAAGGAAAGCTTTCGAAGGAAGACAAGGCTGTGTTCGGATCACAGATGAAACCGAAACAGTACACTCCGAGAAGTGAGTATAAGGGAGAAATCCTTAAGATGTTCGAAGGCAAGTGGGATTCCGTGAAAGAAAAGAACAGGAATGGTGGTCTCAGATTCCAATCTTTCTCTGACTTCGAAATCGTACACCTCATCGATTGTATGCAGATTATCATGGATATGTCGAGAGTAGGGCTTGCAGGTCAGGCATATACAAAGGTGCCGGAGTTTGCAGATGCTTTAGGTAACACCGGATTAAAGATTAACCTTTCTATTATCGCAAAGGGAGTGGATGCAGACGGAAAGCTGATTTTCGATGATGTGGAAGGTATGCCACATGAGAAAGCTTTTGCCTTAAGAGAGAAGTATTCTAAGAACGTGGGTACAATCATTGTTGCTTTTAACAAGGAACAGTTAAACGCAGCTTTGGCAGATGACAGAATCGACTACATTATTCCATTCCATAGAAGGCAGTGGAGAAAATCACAGTACAGCACACTTGGTCTTCCTGATGATACACTGGACTTCACAATGCATCAGAATGAAAGAATCACCAAACCAAACGGCAGACTTAAGAAGGCAGAGTCCAATTTCATG